TGGACCCATCTCCGCAGCAGGCTCCAATGTCTAAGAAGGACCAAAACCCATCGTCTTTCAAACGGGTGATCATGGGAATTCGCAAGGGAAGCAACGCACAGGCTACGGGAAAGCATCCGAGCGGAAAAAGCGTTTACTAAGGGGACGTTATGGCGATAGGACACAAGGCGCACAAGATTCAGCACGTAAGTCTTGGTTCAAAAGGAAGCTTCAACGTGCATAGAGGTAAGTTGCACCGCGCTCTAGGGATTCCTGAAAGTGAAAAAATCCCAGCATCTGCTAAGGAACCGCATTCTGGAGACAGTTCAGAAATGGCGCACATGCGAGCAAGCGCAAAGGGTTTTTCCAAGATGAAGAAGTAAGCAATGAGGAGAGTGTATGGCCGCAGAAGATGTAGTGCCGCAAGATAAAGGTGCAGGAAGCAAACTAGGTGGCCAAGACTCTCAAAATGAAGACCCAAACGAGAGTCCCCTGGGGGTCTACGCGGGTTTTCCATATAGCCCTGAACCGTTTGCACAGTTAAGCGAAGAAGCAAAAGGGGCGCTCATACAGTTAGACAAGATCGCCACACAGACAGACACCTACGCACGTAGAATGGAAGTAGAACAAGCATGGGAAGCTCTGCACTTTGAGCGTGGATACCAACACTTGCTACGCGGTAAGCGTGGCGGATGGGTTTTGCCTAATCAAGGATCAGAGTGGGGAGCGTCTGGTCAGAAGACTAGCAGCACCACCTATGACACAAACGTGTACGGACCCAAAGGCGACATTATCGTTGCCGCGTTGTCACGAGAGGTTCCTAAGGTTGAGTTCTTCCCAGCAAACCCAGATTACGGTCCAGACCAAGTAGCGTCAGAGGAAGCCGATAGGTTCAAAGATATTTGGGCAAGAAACAATAACCTTCATGCACTCCTTGTGGATTGCTCTCGCATGTTCTGGAACGAAGGCCGAGTCCTTATGTGGACTCGCTACGAACTCAACGGACAGAAATATGGATTCGAAGGAGACGTTAAGGCACCTACTGTACCGGAAGACGAGCAAAATCCACCTGATGGCACGCCAACTGGGCAGACTGCTTTGGATGAAGTGCTGGGCCTTGAAACGTCTGAAGAGAAAACCTCAGGCGATGTAGAAGATTTACTAAACGCCGCAGGGTCAGAAAGTGAAGATAAAAAACCTTTAGGTCGGGAAGTCACAACCTGTCACGGAAAACTTGATCACAAGGTTCCGATTGCTATCGATGATTTTCACGACATGCCGTTCGTGCAACTTTCCCTTGACTTGGACGTATCCACAGCACGAGGAATGTTCCCATGGATTGCAGACAAGATTAACCCCGGTACCGATGGAATGTCGGAGACGCAACTTGACCGCATCGCACGTGAAAACGTGAGACAGGCGGTACTCGGTGCGTACGTCACTGGAGACTCGTTGGAACGGCACACCACTGTGAAGTTTACATGGTTCCGTCCCTCTATGTTTTTAGATCAAGGCGTAAGCGATGAAGCTAAAGCAGAGCTGCTGGAAGTGTTCCCCAACGGAGCACTACTTGCACGCGCAGGGGCAGAATTTGCATTTGCTAGAAACGAGAGCATGGATGATCACTTAGTGATCGGGCATCCTCTCCCCGGTAAAGGACAGAACAGACGTACACTAGGTTCCGCACTCATCTCCATTCAGAAGCGTATAAATGACTGGGTGGACTTGCTGGATGATTTCTTCAAACGAACCGTCCCCAAGAAATGGATGAACGCTGAAGCTTTCGATATGGAAGCCGTAAAGAACGAGCCAAACGTCCCCGGTAGCATCGGGCCGTTCCAAGTTCAACCCGGACTGACAACGATGGATCAGTACGTATTTGTAGAGCCGACTCCGCAGCCACAACCTGCGCTGCCCGACTTCATCAAATGGTTCATTACGAACTTGTCGGAGGAAATATCAGGAGCACTACCTTCTTTGTTCGGTGCGGCTACGGGGGAACAAACTGTAGGCAACCCACAGATTCAAAGAGACCAAGCATTGCAACGCATCGGATGTCCATGGAATAACATTCAGGACATGTTTGCTGCGGCTGCAGAACAGGCTGTTCGTTGCGCAGCCGAATGTAGAGATGGCAAGGAAATCAAACAGAACATACCCGGACGTGGCAACTTAACGGTCAACACCGCAAACTTGCTCGCTGGTAAGGTTTTGTGTTATGCTGAATCGAACCCAGCATTTCCCGAATCTTGGCAGCAGAAAGAAGCCAAAATAGAGAACATGATTTCCATGAGTGCGTCTAATCCGTTATTGGCCCAGTGGTTCTTAGGTCCGTCAAACTTGGCGGAAGTAGCCAGCGGTTTGCGCATGAAGAAGTTCAAAGTAGTAGGTGCCACATCGGTCACCAAGCAGCGCAACGAATTTGAGTTGTTGTTGCGTAAAGGTCCGATGGACAATCCGCAGTTCTTGAACATGCAATCCGCTATGCAGAAAGCACAGGCGGGAGTACAGCAAGCGCAAGTGACGGGGCAACAAGTTCCGCCTGAAGCGCAAGCAATGATGGCTCAGGTACAGCAGGCAATACAGGCTACGCCTCCGCAAATCAGTACGATTCAAGTTGCACAAGACGAAAGCGAAAACCACATAGTCGAGGCGAACGAGTGCTTCGAGTGGATGAATGATACCGATGGTCAGAAGTTTAAGAGTGGAACACCCGAGCAGCAAGCAGGGTATGCAAACGTACACCTGCACTGGCAAGCACACGTTGCTATGGCAAAGAAGATCATGGCAGCTAATAAACCACCGGAGAAACCACCTAGTGAGAGCTTTTCGGCTGACGTTTCAAAGATGCCACCGGAAGTTGCTACGCAGATGCTCGCTAAGATGGGCATACAAAGTACCCCCGCTGTATTCCAACAGCAAGCGGACACTGCTCTTCAGCATAAGGTGGCTGGGAAAGCAATTCCCGAAGCCTTGAAGCAACCAAATGAACCAGCAAGACCGAACACACAACCAGCACCTGCACCCGGAGCAGAACAACCCCGTCAACTGAGGAGATAACATGGCTAAGACCCTGGTAGGTTTATTGCAACGCCATGGGGATACAGAGGCCAACGAAGCCAATGTGTTCAGGAGTAGACTTGATCCTCCTCTGAATAACGAGGGAATAAAGCAAGCCGAGGCTGCGGCAAAGAGTATTGCGAAGATGAAGGGGATGAAGATCAAGAAGATCGTATCATCCCCCATGCTTCGCGCTCTGCAAACCGCCGATATAATCAGTGAGGAATTGGGACTAAAAACAGTTCAAGATCGGGGTTTGATATCCTGGAATTTAGGATTCTTGACAGGCATGGACAAGGACAAGTACAAAGATGTTCTGGACTTGTACATTGACAACCCAAAGGTACCAGTACCAGATGGGGAATCCCTGGACGATTTGGAAACTCGCTTGGAAGAATTCATGGATGAAGAACTCAGAACAGAAGGCACTATCTACGTGACCCACAATTCCAACTGTGTGACCATCGAAAACCTTATCAGGGGCAATAAAGATGGAAGACCAGAAAGCGGTGAGAAAAGTGTGGAGCCTGGAGGTACCATTGGAATATACGTGGATGATAACGGGACTTACAGTACCGAAGTTCTGTTTGGAGTCGAAGACAAAGCAGCCTTCGTCTCCTAAGTATCCTGGATGGTGGGAAGATGCATCATTCTTCAGAGACTCAGAATAAAATCTCAGAATAAGAAGGACTCAAAATGGGCGCAGAAAGCCTAGTAGATTTCGCTTCGCTGGATACAACAGCAAGTGCAGTAGAAACACCAGCAATTGACTCAGCAGTAGAAGCCCCAGTCGTAGACTCAGGAGTAGAAACTCCTGCGGCAGAAGTAGATTCAACTCTAACTGAAGGTAAAGAGACTGAGACTACGAATGCAGATGGCTCAGAAAAATCTGATGAAGAAAAAGCCACATTCAAGACTGCCGCAGCAAAGGCAGAGTCTGATAAGGCAATTGATACCAAGGCTACACCCGAGAACGTTCGCAAAGGTCTCAAAGCATTCCGCGATGCAGACCCCGCTAAGAATGGTGCGATTGTTAAGGAACTTCATGGCGCGTACGAGCGGTTCAATGCGTACAAGACGGAGTTTCCTACCGTTCAAGCCGCAAAAGAGGCCAAAGCATTCATCGAGTCAATCGGTGGAGAAGAAGGCTACACCAAGCTGAATGAATCCATTGATGCCGTCAAGGCAACAGATGAACTTCTGTACGCCGCAGACCCGCAACTTTGGAAGAATGTGCTTGAAGATTTGAAGGCATCGGGGCATCCCGAAGCGTTTGGTAAGTTGGCCCCGGCATATTTGTCCGAACTCAAAGTGCATGATGCCGATGCTTATTACAATACGTTCAAGCCACATTTCTTCAACGGGCTCAAAGAGTCCCGCATGGATGTGATGTTGAACAGCTTGACCGCTGCTTTAGGTGCCAAGGATGCCGAAGGAAAAGCCGCACCAGATGTGAAGTCCATTGCCTCATTAGTTCAGAATATGAACTCATGGTACAAGGACATCGAAGCGGAAGAACAATCTAGAACCAAGGAACCAGAAGTAAGCGTAGAGCAGAAGAAGTTCTTGGAAGAGAAAGCTGCATTTGAGAAAACCAAGAGTGCAGATGCTCAAGAAAAAATAACGAACTGGGAAAACAGCGTTGCCGAGACCGCAGAGAAGAACAACAATGTCACGCTGGGCGCAGCTTTGAAGCCGTTTCTCAAAATGCCTTTCTTCAAAGACTTCCAACGGGAAACAAAAATTGATCTGGGAAACGGCATTAAGGAAGACCTGTACGCCGCGCTAAAAGCCGACAAGGCGTATCAAACCCAGATGGCAGCGCTATGGAAGGGTGGAAACAACGCAGCCAACAACGCTAAGATTCAGAAGTTCCATCAGGACTGGCTGAATGACAATGCTGTACGACTTGTAACCAAGACTGTACAGAGGCGCTATCCCGGTTACGCCAAAGGTGGCAGTGCCGCTGGAAGAGTAGCCGCCGCTGCCGAGAAGAAGACGGCAGACACCAAAGCTGGTGTAGCATCGGTTACGAATAACAAGCCGATCTACGTTGCAAGCCGCCCAGCGAACCTTATACGTGAGACAGTTACGGTAGGCGGCAGAGAGTACAAACCTAACGATCTGCAAATGATGCAGATTGCTGGGCGTGGTTTTGTTAAAAGCACGGACGGCAAGAGTTATCGGCTTGTCACGTGGCGCAAATAATTCATAGGAGAAACTAAATGTCACAAAATTCAGGACCGAACACACGTGATGGCCGCCCGATCAATGTCAACGACCAAGC